ACCCACCAAGAAACCCCGGTATAGCGACCTCTGGTTGTAATAAATAATCTAAAAGGCTCATTCATATTCTCCTAGTTAAAGCAACTTACCTATTAAGGCCATTACGTTAATCTCCTGTAGTGACAGTTGTGAGCCGTCTATTTCTGCTTCTAAGCCCACAACAACACTTGTTCCATATCCTGTAGCGTTTAGACTACGTTGGTTAGTTAAGGCACCACCAGTAAATTCTACGGTAGTGTATTCACTTTCGCCGAAGAAGCCAGTAATCTGGTCCCCTACAGTAAATTCTGCTGTTGAGTAGGTTCCCTGAAAATCATAAGCCCACTTAAGAAATACTGTAGCGTTATTAGCGCCTACCAGTGTCGGCTTCAACTTCTTCAAAATCTTGACTCTAGAGCTATCACCAAAAGTCAAACTTGGGCTGTAGTATTTAAAACGATAGCCTAGCCCGTTGTCCTGATAACCCGTGTACTCACTAATGCCTTTTGATGTACCTATGTAAAACGTACCGTCCTCTAGTCGTGTGTACGCAGTAAACCCTGTAGAAGGCCAGCGTGTTACACGGTACGACCCGTTTTCTGTTGTGCCTCGTACGTCGAAGCAGTAGGTGTTGTCCTGACCTACAAATGTCAACAGGTAAAAACCTTCTTCAGGACTGTAAGCAGACCTAAAGAATGTGTTTTCTGTCTGCAGGGCACTAATGATGTCCTTAGTAATGTTTCCTGACAAACTGCTAATAGGCATTGACTTTTCTTGAATTGCTCTACTAAAACTTTTCAAACCAGTATGTGACAAGAACAATACGTCAGTACCGGTGTACTGAACAGTGTCTCTGTCTACGCAGCCAATGCCAGCCACAGTGTCAGACAATGTCATCGTTGCTGGTGCTTCTGCTCCTTTATAAACAACAATGCTATGCTTACCAAAAATAATTAACAAGCCATTGTGTGCCGCCAGAGACACAATCTCGTCGTAACCGTCAGGCCACACCTTAGATATGTCAATAGACCCACTAGTACCGCCAGACCAATCATGCCCAATAAGCAAGTCAGACCAGTACACCGTAGATTTATTAGTTGTAAAGTCAGCCGTCCAAAGTCTGCCATAAGCCGCTAGTACTTCATTACCATACATAGCGCCCGTAACACCAGCCGCACCAGAAACTGTACTCAGCTTGACTACAGAGCCTCCTGCGTTGTCGTAGACAAGCGGCTCATAGCCACGCTGGAAGAAGTAGATTTTGTCATTAAACGTAACTAACTTCCAGTTATCGGCAGTAATGGTGTAACTAGCGGGGGTCTCATCAACCAGCGTAGTTGTACCGCTAATAATCTTGTTATTACCCACAGAAAATATCTTGGTGTTGCCGCCGTCATCTCTAAACTCTTTGATTGCACGAATAGAGTCAGTACCTAAGACAGTTTTAGTTGTCGTGAGAACACTGTGTCCCTTACGTGCAGCAATACGTCCTCGCTTGTCGATTACAGCGTTATCTGCAATTTCAGCAAAAGACGGATCTTGAGCCAACGGCGAGTCTTCGGTGTTAATGCCTTTGAATGCCGGTGCTACAAGATTAATACTTTGCAGTTGTTGCGCCATATCAAATAGTCCTAAATACCATCTCTTCAGGGTGTTTTGCTGCGTCTATAGCAATAGCGTCAGACAAAAACTTATCAGCAATGCTAAAGTACTCAGCAGTAGACGTACCGCCTGTCTCACCACGCTCACGGGCCAACAAAGCTACAGCTAAGTGTATCACAGGCATTGCAGGGACAAGCAATGTGTCAGTGTTAGAACTCAAGTCTGCCTGACGCTTGACAACGTCAAACCGAAGACTATACACACCATCTGGTGTTGGGCCTATAAGTACTTCTGTGTCACCACTAGAGTCCAAGCCGTTGTACGTGTAGTACCGTGGTGCGCCTTCTGCTGCACTACTAATGTACAGCTGTTCGTTAAACCAGTCTTTTGTCTGATAGTCCATGAACAAGTTGCTAGTGTCGTTCAGGACACACATGACTTTTACGTTGTCACCACCACCAGTCAATGAGTAACTGTTGTCGGAAGCAGTAGTAGTTACAACAATGGTTTCACGCAAGGCAGACCAGTCAGTTGCTTCTTCTACTATCTTCTTAGCATCATTAATAAAGTCACCCACCATCTTGACATAGGTTGTACTTGTGACTGACGTGGTTTCTTCTTCGCGTAACCGACGTAGTACATTGTTCATTAAATTTAAATATGTCATGCTAGTTTCCTATTTGGATCGCCGGTAAACATGCCTTGATTTATAGGTTGAATCTGTGGTGTTGTTGTTTGTCGGTTGATTAAGTTGTTAATCTGCTGAAGTGCAGACGGTTGTTGTTTTACAGGCTGTGCTTGAACAACTTGTTGTACTTGACGTGGTGCCGCTCTTTCTTCAAAAGGTTTAAACTCAAAAGGCTGTGCAGCAGCTATTTGTTGTGCTGTAGGTTGTTTAGCACCTAAACCAAACAAGCCTGCTGTAAGCAACCCAAGTTGCTGCCCAAGCTGTCCAAAGCCTGTCTGAAGTTCTCCAGAAATTCCTGCAAAGCCTTCAACAACGTCTGAACCTAAACCGCCAATTGATCCTACAACACTTTCAATGTCAGTGCCTAAGACATCTGCAAGACTTCCTAGTCCTGCTAACACTGAAGTTTCAAGATCAGTAAGTTCACCACCCAAGCCAGAACCGATGCTTATTACAGCGTTTACAATGTCGTCTGTGCTTACGTTTAGTTGGTCTGCTAGGTCTTCAATTCCGGTAGTAACCGCTGTCTCTAAACCAGAGATTTGACTGCTGATTCCTGAAATACCACTAGCTACGTCAGCGCCTAGACCAGTAATCGAACTAACAACACCAGTAATGTCTGTGTTAAAGCTAGTTGCTAGACCACTGAGGCCGTTAATAATTGACAAGTCAATGTCAGTCAGTTGGTCAGACGTTTTAACACTTAGATTAGATATGGCGTTTATAAGCTCATCTGTTGTTAACCCAAGTTGATCTGCTAGGTCATCAATACCACCTTGTACGCCAGTAAGCTGACCGCTAAGATCAGAGATACCTGAAACAACGTCGGTGCTTAAACCAGTAATTGATTCTAGAACACCATCAATACCTAAGCCAAAACTTGTCCCTAAACCAGCAAGCCCAGCAATAACCGAAGTTTCTAAATCAGACAGCTGGTCTGTGGTTCGTCCTTCAAGACCTTCCAAAACACCAATAAGTTGTTCTGTAGTTATGCCTAGTTGATCTGCAAGTCCGTCGATACCTTCTTGGACATTAGCAAACCCTGTTTCAATTTGACCACCTAATGTAGTAATACCGCTGACAACGTCTTCACTTAGTCCTGAAATAGAGCCAACAACACTAGACAAGTCTGTGTTAAATGAGTCCGCTAGTCCAGTTAAACCAGCTAAGATGTTTCTTTCTGTTTCTGTTAGTTCTTCTGAAGACTTGGTACTAAGGGCGTTTATAGCGTTAATCAGTTCGTCTGAGGTAAGCCCCAGTTGTTCTGCTAGGTCGTCAACACCAGCTTGGACTCCTGAGATTCCTTCAGCAAGAACATCAAACTCAGAACCTAAGGCACTTGTTATTTCTTCTACTGACAAGCCCGGAGGTATTCCTGCAATAATACGCTCAATGTCAGCAACAGTTGCGCTTGGTGGAATATCAATCGCACCTGCAATTTGGTCTAACTGTTCTTGTGTAAAGCCATAGTTAGCCAGTATTTCACGAATGTCGTCTGGACTTGCAATGTCTAGCCTAGAAAGCTCTTCGTTAAACAGGTCTCTCATTTCGTCAAGCGTAGGCGCTTCAGGAAGTCTGTCTACCAAAGAATCTAGAGCAGCTTGGATCTGCTCCATTGTAGCGCCTTCAGGAATAACAATAGCGTCTCTAAGTTGTTGTATTTGTTCTTCTGTAAACCCTTCAGGGAATGGGAAGTTAGCCAGTGCTTCGTCTATGAGATCACTGATGTCGCCTACTACTTCTGTTCTAAACTCCTCCATAAACGAAGTAAACTGTTCGTTAGTAATCAAGTCAGCGTTGTTTAAAGCGTTAATAACGTCTTCTGGACTGGCTATGTTTGCGTTAGAAATAGCTTCAATAAAATCTTCTGGCGTACCGTAAGGCAAGTTAGCCAAAGCAGCAGCTAGTTGTTCCGGAGTTAGTACACCGGCCATGGCTTCAGTAAACTGGTCTGTAGTCAACAAACCTGCATCAGTCAACAACTGAAAAACAGTGTTTTCAATCTGCTCAAGAGATACGTTATTTAACTCTGGAAAAGCGTTTCTAATTTGTTCTAAGGTAGGCAAATCAGCAACACCAAGAGCGTTTATAGCGTCAATAATTTCTTGTGTAGTGACTTCGTTGTCTTCTCTAATTTGTTCTACAACGTCTTGGAACATTTCTTCGGTAATGCCGGGAGAGTCTTCTGCTGTTGTGTCTCCTAGTCCTGAATCTGAAGCGTCTACTGTACTGTCATTAGGGTCTACTTCTTCTGCTTCTTCATAAGCTTCAATTTGTCGTTCAATGTCTGCTCTTGCGTCAGGGTCTGTTGTATTTTCAAGAAGCTCCCTAAGTTGTGCAACTATGGTGGCGTCAGCAGGATTAAAGTTTAAATTTCCAGTTGCAGTAGCACCTATGCCGCTTCTTGTTGAATTAAACAAAGAATCTACGGCATCTACTGTTGCTTGCGTAACGTCGTACAACCATTCAGGTACTTCAGGCAAAACAGAAGCTATTTGTGAAACTATGCTTTGCCCTTCTTGAATTACTGCTCCTGTTTCAGCAGCTAGTGCAAACCAAACACTAGAGTCTACTCCACTAGATTCAATAATATTTCCAGCAGCGTCCCTTACAACCTGTCCAAGAACGTCTCCATCAGCGCTTATAAGTTGGTCTGTTGTTGTAGAATTGGCAGCGTCTCCGATTTGACCAAAGACTCCGCTTTCTCTTAGGGTGTTCATGGCTGCTTCGCTTAAGAAAGAAGTAGCAGCCGCCCTTAAAGCACCTTCGGGGTCTATTTGACCAGTCATTAACAATTGAGTTGCTGCGTTAATAACAGAAGATGCTGTAGCATTTGCAGCCATAGCCGCAGTAGTTCCTGCAACAGCATTAGGGGCTATTGCACTAGCTAACATAGGAGTTCCAATTACGCTAAAGGCAACCGCAAAACCTACTTTAGCAATGTCTGCTATGCTAATACTATCGTCTATTTTATTAGTTTTTACATAGGCAGAGCCGTTCCACTCGTACTTGTCGCCGTCACTGTTGTAAAATATTGAGTCAACGCCGTACTTGCTAAGAAGCGCTTGATTTTCGTCTGAATTGATCCAACGATCATAAGCAGACGACTGCTCTTGCATTCGTTGAGCATATAACTCTGAATACTCAGACTGAGCATCATCACCATATTGAGTAAGATCCTCACCTTCAAGAATCATCAACTCATCTTCAGTTAGTGAACCAGTGTATTCGTTCCAATTACCTACGTTATAGTCACCAGACTGAATCAGTTGCTCACGCTCAGTCATGTAGGCTAGGTAGTTGTTGAAGTCACCAAATGCTTTTCGAAGCATGCTAGAGCCTTCTTCATTGAAGTACTCTTGTAGTTCAGCTTGGGTTACTTGGGTTGCTTCTCTCGTACCATACAAAGCATCGGGGTTAGCGTCACCTAATTCAACGCCTCTAAAAAGTGTAAATGTAGTTACGCCTGTAGTGTCCGTGGTATCTGTAGTATCTGTAGTATCTGTGGTATCTGTTGTAGTTGTAGTTGTAGTTGTAGTAGTCGTATACGTGCCGTCATCTTTTACGATTACGTCACCTGTAGGAGAAGGGGTAATTGCATCGTCAGGCGCTGTTAGCATACCAACAGGCTCAGACGTAACAGTGCCACCGCCACCGCTGCTTCTGATGTAATCAGTAGCTGCAGTTAACGAAGGAAATTCTAGTGTACCTACAAAATATGCCATTTACTTTTCCCTCGATACGCCCTTGGTTTTTTCATAAGAGCGCATAGCGCCAAGACCAAGCATACCCATTAGTACAGGCATCATAGTCTCTAGGTCAATCAGTGGTATAGTGACTTCAATAGCTAACAGAGCTAGTACAAAGTTGGTAAAAGGAATAACCATGAAATTACCAGTCATACCCAAGACACAACACCAGCCTACTGCAGGTCTCCAACCAGAGACAAACAAGGACTTGTGTGCTGCTTCTACTTTGTTAACCTCTAGCTGTGCCTTAGCAAGCTCCTGAGCGTGTCTCTGAGCCATTGTAGCGACTTCGTGGGCCAGCTTAGCCTTCTGGTCCTTGTCTTGTATAAACTTGTCTAGAAGCCCTGTAACAGGCCCTATGAGTGCTTCAATCATCGTATGTACTCAGCAAAAACAATGGCACCAAGAATAAAAGGATACAGAGCAAAGACAGCCTGACGATTGACAGCAATGTCCTTACCTGCTGAATCAAGCTGACGTTGGATCATGTCGTACCGCACTAGACACTCTTTCTCATGTCCCTCAAGTCTCGCAATAAGTTCTTCTGTTTTTGTCATTTAAAACCACCTGCAATGAATATCACTAGAACTGCTACGACACTTAAGCCAACA